TGTCTTTGACTTCATGTGTCTCGCATTGGAGAGGTATTGTCTTGCTCTTAAAGACGAAACCGATCCCACTGTTCAGGCTTACATTAGCCTCGGAGTTCCCACTCGTGAAGAATGCTTTTCATTCTACACTGGTGCAGAATTTTCTCGTTTTGACGCCTTATTCATGCAGGAGGTGGGTGGAATAAATTATGATTATGACGTCTAGAGTAACGAGATCCGAAAAAATCCTACAGAGATTAACAACTGTAGGTCTCACCCCTCATGGTGCTGATTTCCTTGTCGCTGCATTAGATCCGATGCACGACACCCAACTTAAGGAGCTTGCTGGCTGGCCCGATTTAGAAACAGCTAGTAGCGTTAATCTTGTGGTTAAGCAGTCTTTGACTGTTTCAAACCCCTCTGCGCTTCCAAATCCCCCAAATTGGGATGTTCATATCATACAATGGCCTTGGGTCAATGGTATGCAATTTATTGGTGGTACCCGTGTTAACAATTATGTTTCTGTTGGCACTGCTATTACCGCTGCTGGGACTATTGGTCTTGGTAGTCTGTGTGTTTGGATCGTTCCCACTGGAACACCTCTTAACCTCAGTATTCCTCCTAATTATGTTCTTAACCTCCCTACTGCGTATAGCACGGGGGGCCTTCGTATTATTGGGAGTGGATTTGAGGTCATTAACACGACTGCTCAAATTTACCGGCAGGGACAGTTAGCCGTTTGGAGGCAACCCAACGGATCAATGTCCAAAACCCACTTTTCCACTACTTATGGAAATGCTGGTGGTGGTGCTGCTTCACGCATCACCATTGATGCTCAATGCATCAGTTGCCCACCACTTGATCTCGCTTCTGCCATGCTTGTTCCTGGAACTAGACAGTGGCGCGCTTCAGATGGTGCTTATGTGGTATCCCCACATATTAGTGCGGAAAATCCTCAACTTCTTGTTGAGTATGTTGGTCCTGTTATCAGCACTTTGGCTACTGCCGATTCCACACTAAATGTCCCTTCCATTCCTACAGGGCTTCCCGTTGCTAACAATGGGGGTTTCGTCCTTTTCCCCGTTCAGGGTAATGGACTTATTGGTGGAGACTATTTCTCTCAGGGTTGTAGGGTTTTCCCTATTCATCAGACCGGTTGTATTATGACCGGTTTGTC